ATCGAGCCAATCATGATAGTGGCTGAAACCAGTGAACTGGGATTTCAGCACTGGTTCGTAACTGCTGGGGGCTGTATTCTCTGACAGTGCAAGTTGGTAAGTGGTCTCAGAAATAGTCAACTTACCCTCTCCCATGTGCACACAGCGTCCTGATCTGAAATACTGAAGGTCAGCCAGTCTCCTGATGTCATTGAGATTCATGATACTGGATTGGAAATCTTTGCTGCTCAGCATCGCCTTAAACCAGTAGATGTTCATGGCTGAATTGTTTGTCTTATTGTTGGACCAGAACCATTCAGAATCACCGTGAAGCAAGCCTTTGGCAGTCAAATCAGGCAGACTGACCTTATCAAAGATGCTGAAATAGTTGGGAACCCTCTGCCCTGAAGAGAATCCAATGGAAGGCAGACCATCAGTAAAGTCAACATCTTGCATCACAGATACAAAATTGTAAGTTTTCCGGAACATGTCCACGTTATACCGCAGGAACATCATCTCATCAACTTGAGACCCATAGGCTAGGTAATAATGCGGTAAGCAATTCGGCCTGCCAAAGCAACTTGGAGGTGCATTGATGGGTTTGATGCCATACATCATTGCATACATAGATGAAACTATAAGCAGCACTTTGTAAGCTTGGGAGATTGTTCCACCATTTGTCAGAACTTCAATCGACTTGCTGGTTGCTTGACGCATGTCAACTATAGGGCCCTTTCCGGAGCAGTTCAAACCTATATTTTGTATAAACTTGGGTAGTAGAGGCAGCAACTGCTTTTGCAAGTACAGTATACTTAGCAGTTCAAAATAACTCTTGGATATGCTGCACTTTTTTACTGAGTACATATGATTCACCATCTTTTGGATGGTCGTCAAGTAATGTACCGGAAGCTTAGGATTGAGTGACTCAGGGTAATGCAAAGCCCCGCCACTGTCATCGGAATGTGCAAACAATGACAGAATGACCCTGCCTGCTTCACTGAACTTGATCAGTATGTAATTGGCCGCGAACAGCTGGACTGCTGCATGTAGCATAGAGGAGAGGAAGTTGAAAATGCCCATTACGAAACTGTACTCCATTTTGAAGTAATAGCTCCCCCTGTCAGCATCTTCAGTGAAACAGTTTCGATAAACAGCATTCCTCTCATTGGATGCGAATTGCTCGTAAATGGCTTTCCTGGTGTGTATTTGCTTGTCTACATACTGTGTAAAGAACTTCAGAACAGAGTCAATGAACTCCAAAGGCAGGATGTCTTTCATCCCAAGGATGAAATACATGTATTTGGCAGGATTGCTCTTAGGTGCCCATCTTCGGCAGTCTAGTGAAAGATAAAGAGTCTTGTCATCCCTGCCAGCTTTTTCGAACAGCTTGGAATGAACTGCTTGGGGTCTAAGCGTCGATTTTATAGATATCATCTCGTTTTCTACCTTTGTACATATGTGGTTGAACATTTTTTCCAGTGGATATTGATGAACCTTGGTTGTGTAGTCCATCACAAATATTTCC